TTTGGTCTGGAGGGTGGAATTTATCAATTTGATTTTCATGGATATTTCGCTTCAATACCACACGATAAAGCGAAAGAACGTTTAAAGAAGCATATCCTTGATCCTAAGTTACAAGAGATTGGTTGTCAATTAATTGATGACTTTATTGAATTAGGCGGTGTGGAGCATGATCCAGATGATCCCTGTGGCGTTGGATTAGGTAGTCAAGTATCACAAAATATTGCTTTAGATTACGCCAGTCCGATTGACCATTATATCAAAGATAAACTTGGCGTTCATGGTTATGCAAGATATATGGATGATGGATATGTAATAAGTGATTCTTTGGAGTTTTTGCGAGGACTACATGATACTTTAGTTGAACTTTCTAATGAGATGAAAATTGAACTAAATGAAAAGAAGTGCAAAATAACTCCATTCAAAAATCATAGTTTCAAATTTTTGAAAATGCGTGTTCGATTAGAACCTACTGGAAAAGTGCTTATCAAATTAAGTCGAAATAGTATTAAGTCTATTCGGCGTAAATTAAAGATTTTTCGTGGTTGGGTTGATGATGGTAAGATGAGCGCAGAAGATGTATTTACGTCTTATCAATCATGGAGATCACACGCTGCAAGATGTGATAGTTATAAAACAGTACATAGTATGGATTTATACTTTGTTAAATTGTTTGAGAATGAATTGGCTGAATGGGATAAGAAATTCAAATGTACTTTAGATGCAAGATGGAATTATGAGATTGGATGGTTCTACTTTACATCTCCCAAAGAGTATGAGGCCAAAATGGAAGAATTGGATCGTACACAATATGAACGTTATATGAATGGGTTTATTCCTTTGGTTAATCGCTGGGACTATCGCATGAAAAATAGAAGTAAAAGTGCTGAAGCGTTTGACTTATTAAGGGAAATTCGTGAAAATTTTTATGATAAGGAGGATGACGATGTATAAGTTAATGTCTGGCGAGAAGTTGGTGGGCGTATTTCAAAAGGTAGTTTTTGTGCGTAAAGTAACAGAAACCAATACCAGTATTGAATGCCCAAAAAGTGAAGCAGAAGCTATTGTGGCTGGTGGAATCACTTATGCTATTATCAATTCGGACAACTATAAGGATTGCGAACAAGTTGCAGTTTTTGAACTGGATAGTGAGGTTGAACGAACTGCGGAACTTGACTATATGCGTTTAATGGCAAATATGGTTTAAGGGAGGATGAAATATGACAGCTTTAGAAATGGTTCAGAAATATTATCCTGCTTTGTGGTGTAAGGAACAGGTTGATGAATTGCTGGCAAATTGTAAAATTACTGTTGCTGATTATTTGACCATCTTTCCTACTACAGAGGAAAATCCTGTTACAGATGAGACTATGACTTTGCTGCGAACAGGTAAATTAAATGAACTTCGTAATGTCTGCAATAATGCAATCGAGGCTGGTGTTGATGTAATAACATCTAATAGCGGAGATACTACCGAACACTTTTCTTTGGATAGCTATGACCAGAATAATATTACTAATATGTTTTATTCGGTAATGGCTGGTGTAGAGGAATATCCGTATCATGCTGATGGTAAAGAGTGTACTACATACACTAAGAATGATATTGTAGCAATTTATGTTGCTGCTCAGTCTATGATTACATATCACACTACATATAATAATATGCTTCGTGTTTTGGTAAATCGGACAGATGATGTTGAAACTTTGGCTGGTATTACTTATGGTATGGAATTACCGCAGGATTTGGCTGCTATAATGCAGGAAAATATTGTAACAGCACAGGCACAGATTCGGAAAATTCTTACTACACTTTCTGGTGGTTCAGTAAACATTAAAGACTAAAAATAAAAGGAGATTGTGTGAATGCAAATTTATAATAAATATGTTGTGACAAAACGATATAAGAAATTGGCTCAGTGTGGCAATGTAAACATTCCTTATGGAACAGAGTGTATTGCTGTAAACAGTCATATTGTTTGTGATAAAGGAATTATTTGCTTTGTTGCAAGTCAGGATGCTTTTGACTATTTTTCGCAAAATGATGATGGTAATGGGCTGGAGAGAGGCCGCTTAACACAAACAATTATCAAGCGTCTGGAGCGGAAAGAATATGATATTACATATCAAGAAAGATGGGACAAAGTTTGGGCCGATCCTGTATGTCAAAAATATAAGCGTTCTGATTTTGCCGATCATTGGCTTTGGAACTATGAATTTTATAATGCGCCTTTATTCGATCTCCAATACATTTCAAAGTTGGTAGGTGCAAAATGAAAAATAAAAATGCTTTAAAGATGGTCGTGCTACTGTTAATCGGTGGCATGACCTATTTTTGTATTGAAATACTTTGGCGTGGATATAGCCATATATCAATGTTCTTTGTCGGTGGTATCTGCTTTATTGGCATTGGAGCAATTAACGAATACTTTCCTTGGACATTAGGAATTGTTCAGCAATCAATTATTGGAGCCTGTTTTGTAACGTTCATGGAATTGGCTTCTGGTTGTGTATTAAACCTCAAACTTGGTCTGAATATATGGGATTATTCTAATATGCCGTTTAATCTTTGGGGACAGATTTGTTTGCCATTTTTCTTTGCTTGGATTATTTTATCTGCTATAGCAATTATCGTTGATGATTATTTGCGATACTGGCTTTTTAGTGAAGAAAGGCCACATTATCAGTTAATTTGAGTTGGAGGTGATGTGATGGCTTTAATTGGTGCAACAATTATTGAGCAAATTATAAATTTTCTTAGAAGTAAAGGTTTAAATGATTTTGGTATCGCTGGAGTGTTGGGTAATATATTCGCTGAATCTGGTTTGAATCCAAAGAATTTACAAAACACCTTTGAAAAGAAATTTGGCATGACGGATCAGCAATATACTGATGCAGTTGATAACGGCACATATACGAATTTTGTTCACGATGGAGCAGGATATGGATTGTTCCAGTTGACATATTGGAGTCGTAAACAGAATTATTTAAATCTTGCAAAAGAAAGAAAGGTATCTATTGGTGATACTGAAGCACAACTTGAATTCTTCTATCAAGAATTATGTACAAGTTATCCTGCTGTATTAAATGTTTTAAAAACTGCAACTTCTGTGTTACAGGCTTCTAATGCAATGTTGTTGAATTATGAAAGACCAGCAAATCAAAGTGAAGAAGTTCAGACTAAACGTGCTGCATATAGTCAGAATTACTATGACGAATATGTTATAACTACAAGACAAGGAGGGAGTTTGATGAAATACTCGGAAAAGAATAAACCACTCCAATGTATGATGACAAATAGCACTTGTTATAAACAGACAAGAATTATGGAAGTAAAGGGAGTTCTGTGGCATAGTACAGGAGCCAATAATCCTAATCTGCGGCGATATGTTCAACCAAGTGCTGATGATCCGAACTATGCTCAGTTAATGCAGTTACTTGGAAAGAACACTAACGGAAATGACTGGAATCATGTATCTATACAGGCCGGGTTGAATTGTTGGATTGGTAAACTTGCCGATGGATCAGTGACTACGATTCAAACAATGCCTTGGAACTATCGGCCTTGGGGCTGTGCCAGTGGACAGTATGGTTCTTGTAACGATAATTGGATTCAGTTTGAAATTTATGAAGATGCTTTGAATAATAAGGTTTATAAAGAAGCGTGTGAAATTACAGCTTATCTTTGTAAAATGTTTAACATTAATCCGCATGGAACTGTTAAGTATGGGAAAATCAATGTACCAACAATTTTGTGTCATCAAGACAGTTATCAGCTTGGGTTAGGTTCTAATCATGGTGACGTATTACATTGGTTCCCGAAGTTCGGTAAAACAATGAATGACGTTCGTAATGATGTAGCTGCTCTACTTGATCAACAAACAACAAATGAAATGGAGGATGATGATATGACTGAAGCACAGGTTAAGGAAATTTGTAAAAATGTTATGGCAGAACAGCGTAAGGAATTGCAAGATAATGATTGCGGTACGTGGAGTCAAGAAGCACGTGATTGGGCAATTAGCTGTGGATTAATTGCTGGCGGTGGTACATTGTCTGACGGCACACCTAACTATATGTGGGCAGATCAGTTGACACGTGAACAGGCAGCGGCATTGTTCTATCGCTTTGCTAAAATGATTGGTAAGGTGTAAATTATGATCATTAGGGTAGAGCGGGGAAAAAAGAAAACCAAACGTAGACGCAAAAAAAGATTTCATATCGGATTTACAAACCTACTCGCCCTTTTGATTATGGCATTTTTATGTGCTGGTCTTGTGGGTGGGTTTTATCTTGCGTTAAAAAGTATTGAGTATCAGTACATGGGTGCTTTGGCGTGTTATACTGCTGTATTTGCTCCAATGGGTACAGCGGCAAGTATTGTATTGAACAGTATTGTACGTAAGAGTGAACACGAAAACACAGGTGCTAACGGTGTAGGAATTAAATTTGCCGCTGCTGAAGCTGCTGGTTTTGTAGAGAATGACTTTGAAGAAAGTCCACAAATTTAAGGAGGTTGATTATGAATAACATGGTACGTAAGTTGTCGAGTCGTAAATTATGGGCTGCTGTAGCGGGTGTTGTGGCTGGTTTAGCAATGGTTTTTGGATTAGATGAAACCGTCATTAGCACTGTCGCTGGTGCTGTTGTGTCTGTTATGTCTGTTGTTACTTATATTGTTACTGAGGGCAAGATTGATGCTGAAAGTATTAAAAATGCAATCGAAAATGTTCAGGATGCCATTGAGGTCGTTGAGGGTAGTGGTGTAACTATCGTAAAAAGCACTACTATTTACGATGCAAACCAAGTAGCTGCTCCAGAAGTTAGCACTGAAATTTCTACGGACTCTGAATGAGAAAGATTAGAGAAAGGCAGGTGATCCAATGTTAGAAAAAGTTGCAGATATTCAACTTGGGCAACTGGTCAGCTATTGTGTTATTGTCGTTGCTATTCTCTCAACATTCTTAGAAGTGTCTAAAATTAAACTTAATCCCTGGTCATCGCTTGGACGGGCATTAGGGAAAATCATCAATAAAGATGTAATAGATAAATTAGATAAAATGGAAACAGCTCAAGCAGAAACAAGAAAACGACTTGATGAACATATTTATACCGATGATAAACGTACTGCTGATCTTCGCCGCACACAAATTCTGCGCTTTAATCGTGAGCTTCTTCGTGATTTACCACATACTATGGAAGATTATATTGAGGCAATTACAGCAATCGACTATTATGAAAATCATTGTAAGGAACATCCTGAATATGAAAACAATCGTGCTGTATTAGCAATCGCCAATATTAAACGGTCATATAAAGAGTGGATGGAAAACCACAATGAAATTCAAGAGGTATAAGTGTAGATAAAATTAATTTAGGGGGTATAGGTTTAACACCTATACCCCTATTTTTTACGGTTCGTAAGAAATTTGAAAACCACATCGGAAGTCTTTTTCATTTGGTGTAAACTTGGTGTAAAGTTCAAAGTACGATGCATAGTATTTGAACTTTTTGACGATATTATTGCGCTTTTCGCTCGTTCTGCTGCATTGTATACATTTTTTGACCACATTCCCAAAAAGTGTTCCTCTATCTTGAAGATTAAATAACTTTTTCCTATATCTAACTATTTGTTGCTATAAGTTGCTGATTCAGCAGCTTTTCTTTTTGCTTCTACCTAAAAGTTACTAAAAGCAACTAAATATATCTGACGAACTGGTGTATAATTTGGTGTAGGATTTTGCTGTGTTAACCAATCATAATCTTGCCCTCCAGATTAGCAAAACTGGCTTTCTTTTGCTCCTGTGTAGCTTCATTATAAATGTCCATTGTAGTAGATATATTAGCGTGTCCCATGATTTCTTGAATGATCTTGAGGTTAGTTTCATTCTCACAAAATCTGGTACAGAAAGTGTGCCGTAAATTATGGACAGAAAAATGCGGGAGCAGAATAGGTTCTCGCTTTTCTTTTTTGGCTTGATTGGTTTCTTCAGCATTGTAATCAGCGATGATCCTGTTGATGACTTTGTTGATTTCAGTCGGCTTACGCATACCACCATTTCTGTTTTGAAAAATGAATCCAGAATAACCATCAATAACAGTTTGGTTAAACCCAGTTTGCATTTGAGTAATCCGTTCCTCCATCAATGCTCTGCGAACTTCCTTTAACATTGGAATGACACGTTCCCCGGCTTTAGTTTTAGGTGTGGAAATGTAATACCTAAACTTTTTGTCGTTATCAGCTTTGCAGTAAACCAGATTATGATTGATGGAAATGATGTTTTCTGTAAAGTCACAATCTTCCCACCGTAAACCAAGGATTTCACCTACCCGGCAACCAGTACCCAAGAACAAAGTAAACATATTAAGCCATTTACGATACTTGGGTGAATTGCGAATGTATTCAACAAAAGCTGATTGTTGTTGCTCTGTAAGAGCATGACGTTTCTCTTGACCCCAAGCATTTTGCTTTTTCAATTCAGCATATACTTGGTAGGCCGGGTTTGATCTAATATAGCCATCACGTACAGCAAGAGTAAAAATTGGATGCAGGATCGTATTGACGGCATGAATTGTATTAGGCTTTAGGTCATCATCATAGTACATTGACAAATAGAATTTCTTAATATCACTGTATTTGACTGATCCAATAGTTCTTATGCCTAATTTATCTTTCACATATTTGTTGTACGTACTGGCATAGGTAGATCGTGTTGACGGTTTTAATTCTTTCTTCATGCCCATATACTTTTCATAAAAGTCATTTACAGTTTTCTTTGCAGCAACGAAAGATTGTATACCATCGTCTGTGTCACGTTCTAATTGCTTTTCAAGTTCTCTTAATGGTTCACATGATTTTTTGCGTGGAGGAATTTTATCTGTCTCAACAAGTCGCCAGCTATAAATTGTTCGCCGTACACCACCAGCGTCATTATAGCGATACATATACATTCCATCGGAGCGTTGTGTTTCGCCGTTTCGCAAAATTCGGCCTTTGTTGTCTTTTCGCTTTTCGGACATTTTACACTCCTTTCTATTTCCAAAATGCGAAAGACTTCCGATGCTTAATTATACCACATCGGAAGTCCTGAAGCAACTCTTAAATTACATTTAGCTTATCAATGTAGTTTTCAAATTTCTTACGTTTGATTTGTGAACGAGTTCCATTCCATAAAATAAAGTCTGCGTCTGGATTCTCGCTAATAATCTTTTTCAATTTGTCTCTTCCGATTCTGAAATATTGAGCGGCTTCTTCTATTGACAAAGTATATTTTTCCCAAAATGGAATTTTTGCAACAAATTCATTCGTTTCCATTTACACCTCCAATCAAGGTTGATATTCTTTGAGAAATTCAGAAACTTTCATCCTGTTATCATCGGCGAGGCTAATTGCAAAATAGCAGAAATTATAGAATGTACTTAAATTGTGAACATGACGAAAATAATTATAAAAACTGTCATATGGTTGCTGCTCATAATCTTCACATTCTGCTGGTTCATATCCATACATCATTTTACCATTTACAATATAGTCGTTATAAATATTGCCATGATATACACAATGACCTTGCCGCCACCAACCCCATACGTCTTTCCATTCTTCATCGGGATAATCACAAAGCGTTTTAAAATCATTGGCTGAAACTTCCCATACTTCTACATGAAATGGAAGTTGTTCACTTTTATATGTACATTTAGCATCCATGTTTAAGTCTTTGAATGCAAATTCAAGGCCAGCACCGCCAATAATTTCAACTATATTTGATGATGCAGAAATAATACCTGTAGGTTTATATACACCACACAAACCATTCTTATTATCACTCATGTTTCGGTAAATCCTCCTTTATTCCCAAGTTCATATTCAGATTGCAACCAAATACGATCACTTGCATAACCAGTATACATTTCTGGAGGAATCGGTTTTCTTAACCACCATGTCGCATTAATTTGAACTTTGTTGTATTTCTTCAGCATTCGCTTTAATTCAAGTTCTTTGAACTTATATGCAAAACAGATTGCTTCAGTCCAAAGTAAACCAACAATGTTATCAACAATTCTTGGCTGAATTTCGCCATAAATTAACAGTTCAAGTAATTGCCAACAAACATTAATAACGATTACAATGCAGAAAAGCCATATATAAAATTTGTGTTTCATTTTCATATGGTTATCTCCTTTTGTTTCGATAATCAGAGTATCGTTTTGCAAAACATTTTTTGAATTGCCTAATACGTCCTTTGTACCAGAATGTACGATACCACGGCAATTCAGTTTCTTCATTATCTGAAAAATCGTAACTGTAGTTTTGATCTGCCCACATAAAATGTAACCATTGGAAATTACCGTTTTCTGTAATTCTTGGTTTGCAAAAATAAATAGTAACACTGGATGGATTTTTTATTTTGGCCTTAATCGCTTCAAATAAGCAGTTGGATGAATATAGTTCGGTTATGTAGATAAAAGATCCTTTTGTCATCTGTCATCCTCCCTGATAGCTTTCATATCTTTCAATATCATGGCATTCATTACAACGATAATAATAAAAATCGCAACCGTTTCTTGTATGCTCAATATCAAACAGTTCATAATGCCCAGTTTGGCAAGCATGGCATGAGCCATCACCAAAATAGTCATGTTCCCATGCCGTATGCCAACATATCAAGCAAATTCCAATGACGGGAACAATTATGAAAGCTGTAATTGCGCCCCACGGTAAATTCTTGATAAATTTCATAAAAACCTCAATTAGTTATTTGATGTACTTCCAATGCCGCCAGTGCGTGTAGCAACTACATTATCATCATCTGTAATTGTGTGTGCCATGATAATTCCTTGAGCAAAAGCGTCCCCTGCCTTAACCTCCAATGTCTTGCAAGACTTACTATCATTGGTGACTTTAATGAAGATATGCCCTTCATTACTCTCATTGTTGTAGTAGTCCTGATCCACAATGCCAACAGTGTTGTCAAGCTGCATCCTGTACTTGAATCCATAGCTGCTACGGGGAAACAGCATAAGGACATTACCAAGACTAAGGCAGCACTTTACACAGGTGGGAACTTTAATTGTCTGCCCCGGCTTCAGCTTGAATGAGATAGGGGAAATAAAATCATATCCAGCACTCCCCTTTGTAGCCCTCTTAGGAACCTGAAGCTGGTCATAGGACTGAAATCCAAGCACACCGTTTTTGGCATTAAATTCTTCAGCAACTACTTTGTCATATTCTGTCTTAGAAATAAGTTCAAATTTATTCATCGTGTCTGCCTCCAAATATGATATTTTTGATAGGCCACCAACAAATGTTTCATAAGCATTGCACGTGTCAGTAGGCCAACCCCTCCGGGGACTGGTGTAATAAGAATGTTATTGGAATTTGGATTGATAGTTATGTCGCCACAAATCCCCTGCTCAGTTCGATTGATACCAACATCAATTACAACTGCCCCATCCTTAAATTTGCTGCTGTCAATAAAGTCTTTCTGACCAACAGCACTTACGAAAATATCTGCATCATGTGCAAGTTGATCCAAAAGGGCTGCTGGAGTATGAGAATGACAAAGAACCACTGTTGCATTTTCACGTGTCATCATCTCTGCCAATGGCTTGCCTACAATACTACTCCTACCAGCAATAACACAAAGTTTGCCATCAATATCAACATTGATTTCTTTCAGCATTTGTACTATCCCATCTGGTGTGCATGGATCAAACGGAGAATCTGCCAAGAAACCATCTACATCTTTTTCTTCAGCAAGATAAGATTTAATATCATTGAATGTTATATTAAATGGTAATGGCAGTTGAACAATGACACCATCAACGCTCATACTGTACCGTAATTCATCAAGTAAATGAATTAGTTTCATAAGAAGCTGATCTCGATTATTTGCCTCGATATGTTTATGTACGCATTTGAATCCAATATCTTCAGCATCTTTTAATTTGCCTTTGATGTATACGGCTGACGCAGGATCATCACCAGCCGAAATTACATACAAACAAGCATTTACACCAGTGGCTCTTATTTCGCCTTTCCATTTGTCTGCTATTGCTTTACAATCAATAAATTCCATCGTAATCTCCCATCTTCAAAAGTGCTGGAATTTCTTTTTTCATTTCTTCTTTATTCATTGGTTTTCTACGAGTACAATTTGCCCCAGCTTCACAACCACGGCTATGTCCAGTAACATACATATAGTGACAAGCATTACAAGGATACAAGTATCTCCAGTAGTGGCAACCTTCACACGGGTTCTTTTTATTTGTTCTCATAGCAACTCCTTTTATTGATTAAATCGTTATTTGAATGTTAAACAGTCCCGAAACTCCTTCCGGGGCATCTAAGTCTTTCAAGAATATCAGCAACAAGTACATCATAACTCCTTACATCACCATCATAATACCTACAAGTAACGCCATGTGCCGTAACGAAAGCCAGCAGCTTCTTAGCCAGTTCATCACTCTCCTGCTCTGTCTGGAATCTGCCAGCAACATTATAAGGCTTTACACGGTTGATAAATGCGTTAAAGGAATCATAAGAGTTAAATACCTTTGTGACCAGCTTATCAAACTCATCGCCAAGCACAGGGTCATCGGTATAGAACGGCGACAGCAAAATCGGTGAATCGGTAATAACCACATCTACCTTGTCCTGTACCCTACTGATACGGAAATACTGCTTTCCGAAAATATATGCTTGATTTTGGAATACTGCCTTGCTTTCCTCCCATACCTTATCCTTGGCAAATTCAGTAACCAGTTCTGCATTAATGCCAGCAAGTTTCAGGCGAGAAAAGATATACGCTGCACCAGTAGACTTCCCTGCTCCGGGCGCACCAAAAAGATTTACAACAAGCATTAGTTACCCTCCCATTTCATTTCAAAATATTTTGTAAGTCCTTCAATTTCAGATTCAGCTTTTAGCATTGTTCGCCAATTAATACTTCCTTCACGTATTTGAGCAAATTCATGAAAACTTTTCTTTTTGATAAATGCTGGCTGATTGCACCAACGAGCGATTTCAGTATACAATTTTTCATATGGACTTTCTTTGTATTTTATAAAACGCATGATATATGGCAACGCATGATATTTCATCAAAATTTCAATACGAGTCATTATATCTAATATATCCTGTCTCCAAAAAGAATCATCCCAAATATCATTACGATCAAAGCCGCAAAACACATAGAATTTTATACTTTTGTTTGTATATTCTCTAATTAATTTTAGCTTTCTTTCAATTACTTCTGCATCTGCAACATTATCAAAGGCAAATTTATAATCACCATCGTATTTGCTCTTGAAAAGTACTTCGCATTTCTCTTGTGTTAAAAGCCTTTCATCTAATCCTTGATCAAATTGAAATGGTTTGTTAGTAGACTGTAATTCTAAAAGCAATTCTTTCCAACATGAAAACCCAAGGAAATTATCATCAAGCAAACAAATTTTTGGTCTTGTTGGATCATAAAATTCTATAAGTGGACTATGTACAGATACTTTTTTATAATTTCGATTTACACAGAACTGGCATTGCCTAAAGCATCCTCTGGTCATAAAACCTATAGAATAGTCTGTATAATACTTCAACTTTATTGGCTTTATACCGTTTTCAATTTGCTTGTTTACCCAATCATCATATAAATGATAATCAGGGAATATATGCTCAATCTCATCAAGAAGTTTTGGAGCCAAGTCATAAAAGAATCCTGTTCCACCATATTGAACATTTTCAAGATGTAAGATTTTATCATCAATAGGTGTATCAGTAAAAACTTTAGAAATGAAAACTTTGTCAAATGATTCAAGATTGTCATAATCTGTTTTTAGAAAAACGTCTGCCCCCCCCGATTTTATGGTATGCAGAAAGTTTCATACAAGCAAGATTTGGAAATCTATGCTTTTTGCGTCCTATTAAGTCTGCATCAATAATAGCTACTCTCATTATTTCCTCCAAGTAGTTTCTTTATCTACCTTTTGCTGTGCTGCATACTTAATTTCGATGCTATTGATTACACCGTTGTTGTCGGAATGTACTTTTAAATCAACCATATCCATTTGTTCAATAATTTCTGACAATGGTTTAGAATGCAAATCTTTCAACATCATATCAATTCTCCTTCCATAGAACCGTTTGCTTTTCTTTTAAAGATTTCTGCACATCAATAATCCTTTGATTACTGGAACCCATAAATTGTAAAGTTATGTCACGCTTATCAATTTCAAATTCGCCATCAACAACTACATCGCACAACCGAATAATCTTTTGAATTAAAGAATCTATTTCTGTTGCTGAAGTATTAAAGGCAAAATCCTCAAAAAGATAACCTGTATATAACCAAACCTTTTTGTGTGGGAAAATAGTTTTAAATTTGAAAATGATACTATAGGTTAATTCAGGACTTGCTAAAGGATCGCCGCCTGAAAGGGTTAATCTACTGGCATATGGAATATCATAATAGTATTGCAAAAGCTGATCTAATACAGCATCCGTAAACTGTTCTCCACCATCCCTACTCCACGTTTGAGGATTATGGCATTCGGGGCATTGGTGGGGACAGCCCTGTGTGAAGAAAACTGCCCCAAGGCCAATACCATTTGCTATATCATCATATTCAATACCAGCGTATCGCCAATTAAGACTCATCTGATTCTTGATTGATTTGTGGAGTATATTTACTATGCTGTTCACGATCAAGCACTTCCCGCTGCTTACCATCGTTAAAATTACGATAGTCTGTTGTCAGATAGCCAGTCACACGGCGAAGCTGCTGGATGTTCTGACTTCCACACTGAGGACAGGCATCATTAAATTCACCCTGATACCCACAATCTAAGCAGCTATCAATCGGGAAGTTAAATGCCAGATATGGAATATCCAAATCCTTAAAGGCATAATCAATAATGTCCTCTACTGCCTTAGTATTCTTTACAAATGTGCTATCAAGTTCAACGTATGTAATACAACCGCCAGTAGGGTATTTACAGAAAGGAGCCTCACACCGTAACTTATCCTGAATAGAAACCTTTTCCCAAACAGGAACATGATGTGAATTTGTCAAATACTCATGGGAGGTAACGTTTTCAATAACACCATACTGCTCACGAAGCCCCATCAATGCGGTACGGCAAAGTCCTTCTGCTGGAGTGGCATAGCAAGAGAAATTCAAATTGTTACGTTCGGACGCTTCAGCAGCATACTCATTAATGCGCTTGACAACAGACAAAGCAAAGGCATGAACATTTTCATCATGAACATGATTCTTACCAAAAAGGGCCTGACACATTTCGGCAATACCAAGATAGCCAATCGCCAATGTATTATGTTTCAGCGCATTAAACACATTCTCTTCACAGTTTCTTGCATCCTGAATAGTATTGTTTTGATACATGAATGGTGCTGACTTAGGAGATTGCCGTACCATGATTTCAAATCGCTCCAGAAGCCCACGCTCTGTCAACTGCAA